TAAAAATAAAAATGTTATTGGACTGACAACAGATAAATATATTGTAGTAGACTTTGATACAAAGAAAGGCGCAGAAAGTGCAGATTTTTTAATTGAAAAAATGCCAAAAGATACTGTATTGGAAAAAACGCCCAATGGTTATCACTATTATTTTGAAAATGATACAGGAAACCCCATACATACATATGTTCAGGTATCTATTAATAAAGTGAAATATTCTTTGGATATTTTAGGATTTGATGCTATTATTACAATGTCACCATCAGTAGTAGATGGAAAAGATTATTATTGGATCAATAGTATTTTTACACATACTCCTGCAAAATTATCAGATAATCCATGGATACTTGATTTAATAAAAGATGAAACACCTTTTTTCAAAAGATTTGATAGTATTAACTTGTCATTGAAAATTAAGAATGCTTTTATAATAGTAGATAATATAAATATTGAAAATAATATTAGGTTTGCATTTGGTGCACTAAAAGAATATTACGTAAAAATAAAATTGTTAAATGGTGTTATATACGTATATGATGATAATTATTATTTTTTGACAAGAGGTAGTTTTAATAAATACAAGAATAAGAAATATATGATAGAAAAAATAAAAAAAGTTATTAGTGAACTTAAACCATCGTGTATTGTAGACTTATCTATTATATATAGCAACTATTTGAATTCTGAAAATATTTTTCAAATCTCATCGGCTGTTATACATAATGACTTTAAAAATTATAAATACAATAGCGAATTTCCAAACTATATTGAAGCAACTACCATGTATAGAAAAACAAAATATCTAGTAAATGATACTATTACCATAAATAATTATAATAATTATAATAATTATAATAATAAAAAATTAAATGACTTAATATCGTTGAATGCATCTAACACGTCTGAAACAAGTAATATTAATAAAATTTTGACAGGTCCAGAAAGTATTTATATAACATTTTTGCTTTCAAATTATTTTAGTATACCATGTACGGTACTATGTGTCACCTATAGCGAAAGAAATGATTTGAGTGATTTGAGTGATTTGAGTAACTCGAATAAACAGTTAAAGAAAGTTTCAGATAAAATAGTAAATACTATGTTTTCAGTATTTTAAAATTTTGCCATTTTACCATTTTGCCATTTTACCATTTTACCATTTTACCATTTTACCATTTATTTTTACTCACCTTGATTTTTGGACCTTGACCTTTACGTTTAATATTTGCGGGGTCATATTGTTCTTCTTCATCATCCGAGTGAATATCCTTCGACATTTCCCAGAATTCTTTTGCGCCCAATTTAAACGGACCATGTGTTTGCGCCTTATACCAAAATATCTGGTCATGTAATTTATTTGATTTTGCATTATTATTAATTACCAAACATTCGAAGTTTTCAGTACACTGATCCATGACTTGACAAAAACTTTCAAATGTTGGAAACATACCAGCATAGTTCTCATAGATTCTTTTACGATTCCCAATATATGGCTCGCGTAAAATAAAAACATAGTCAATATTTGTTCGCAAATTAGGGGGAATACCTAGAGGATACTGCATCGTAATTACCAACATGACTTTCCAGTGACGTCCATTCATAAAAAGTAAACGCATCATTACATCTTTGGTCCACTTGTTATCAAAAAGACAGTCATCCAATACCACAAATGTTCGCGGGTCGATTGTGCTTCTTTTATAAGATTCTATCTCCTTTTTCATCTGTTTTAATACGGCTTTTTGTCGTTTTAAAATATTTTCAATAATTGCTGTATTATAAGCATCGTGAATAAATAATTTAGGAACATGTTCTCCGAAGAAACCGTTTCCTGCTTCTGTACCAGATATAACAGTACCAATAGGAATATCTTGATGATAATACATTAAGTCTTTTACTAAAAAACTTTTACCAGTATCACGACGCCCAATAAGAACAATAACGGGACCTTTATTTTCATCGGGTCTAAAACTAATTGAACGCATATCAAATTTTGCTAATTCTAAACCTACACTCATTGTTGTATAATTTATATATATTTACTTAATTATACTATATATTAAAAAATATATATTTTACAAACGCATAACTTATTATTTAGATTTTTTATTATTTAGTGTTTTTGTTACTCTACTATTTTTATTAGTTTAAAAAGGAATAAAAATATGTATTTAAATAATTAAGTAACTGACGATGGAGATTTGCGACGACCAGCCTATTTTTGGAGAAAGTACGTTTTCTTTAAACTATAGAAAACTTAACAATCGTGATTTTTTTACTTCTTTAGAAGAATCAGAACTTGGTATATTAAATAGTAAAAATTATATGCCTATTTACGAGAATTATTTTAATTTAAATGAAACAAACTATAACTCTATAAATTTGAATCAGCGTTTTTATGTATCCGCTTTATCTGGCGTTGTTGATAAAAATAATATACAAGCCGCTGTCGTGGATGCTTTTAAAAGCACAGCAGAATCTTTAACAATTGTCCATAAACCCATTTTTATTAAATTTTCTCCGTTGATTGACCCTGTAAAATACATGTTGGGAAAATATGAAAGTTTAAATGTAAATGGTGACATTTTAGATATTCCTGTGCTATCAAAACTTGAAAAAAGGGGATTATTAAAAGCAAATGATAAAAATAACGCAGCATATGTTGATGCTTTTTTTTCATACTTATCGAGTCAAGTTTTAAACTGTCATGACTTTATTCACGGTCTTAACTTCTATGGTTCGTTCAATGCTATTAAAAAGGAATTTTATTATAATGTAATCGACGATATAGAATGTTTGGATAAAAATGCTTATTTTAATAAAAATAAAAATATTCTTTTTGAGGTTGAAGATATTGAATTTTCTGACGATGATGAAAGTGTCAATAATGATGATGATAGTACTCATTCTAATTATGCGCATAGACAACAAAAAAATACAAGAAATAAAAAAGAAAAAATTACAATTGAAAAAAATGAAAGTATGGATGAATCAACTATAGTTGTTCACGAAGATTTTGATAAAATTAATGGCGAATTGAGTTGTATATTTAATGTTTCTTCTGATAATAAAGAATCTGAACAGTCAGAAGAATCGCGTGACGAGGTTTTATTAACAACAAAATTAGATGATGTAATAGCAGATAATGCAAACATAATCGAAGAAGTAGACGGTATTGTATTAAACAAGGATTCTCATTTTGGAAATGATAGTGATAGTGATAGCAATGACTCATTCACATCGGGCTCTTGTTCTTCGCGGTCATCTTATACAAGTGATAGTCAAGCAGATGGTGATGGTGGCTCTGGAAGTGAGTGTGAGATTGATGATATTATTTGTCTTGATGACTCTGTAAATGCTAATAGTGACGATATTAGTAATATAGTAAAATCAAATAAGAAATCAAAAAATATTTCTCATGCATCTTGTAGTGAACGTGATGGTGAACGTGAAAGTGGAGGCGAAGGTGAAGGAAAAAATGACAAAGATCAGGAAAGCAGTAGTGGTCATGATGACGATGATTGTGATGAGGACGAGGACGAAGAGGATGACGATGAATACGATGATGATGAAACACTATGGGCAACAGTTAAGAATTTTCCAGTGTCAGCGATTATGTTAGAGAAATGCGAAAATACACTTGACTCTTTAATGATGCAGGAAAAAGAAATGACCGAAAATGAATGGAGGTCGGCACTTATGCAGATTATTATGACACTTATTACATATCAAAAGTTGTTTGGATTTACTCACAATGACCTACATACAAATAACGTCATGTACATATATACTGAAAAGGAATACATATACTATCATTACAATAAGAAATATTATCGTGTACCCACATATAATCGCGCTTTTAAGATTATTGACTTTGGTCGCGCTATTTATAAGTATAAATCAAAAGTCATATGTAGCGACAGTTTCAGTATGAACGGTGATGCCGCAACGCAATATAACTGCGAACCTTTTTTTAATGATAAGAAACCTCGTTTAGAACCGAATTATAGTTTTGATTTGTGTCGTCTTGGGTGTTCTATTTTTGATTATTTTATTGATGATATAAGTAATGTTGCAGCTATATGTAAAAAAGAACCTTTGTCCAAGTTGATAGTGGAGTGGGTTACGGATGATCAGAATAGGAATATTTTGTATAAGGCGAATGGCGAGGAGCGTTATCCTGATTTTAAATTATATAAGATGATTGCGAGAAGTGTACATAATCATACGCCACATGCGCAGTTATCGAAGCCGATTTTTGCCGAGTACGAGTTTCCTAAGAAAAAGGTTAAATCTTCGCACAGAATACTAAATATCGATAAAATGCCGTGCTATATGGAGTAATGTGAACACTATTTATCTATAAATATTATTACTATAAATATTATTATGCCTATAAAAGTATAATAATTTTTACTAGTTATTCCTATTTTTTGCATGTTTTTTCTACTGGTAGACCATAGTCCAACCACCCAGCAACGGGAATTTCTTTTACTGGAGATAATCCGTAACCAAATTTAATGGAAACTACATCATAACCCAACAGTTTTAATAGAGTCATTACCTGACTACTGGTGTGACCTACGTAACATATTAAAAATATTGTTTTATTCTTTGGTATTTTTTTTAAATTTTTTTCATCTAATATATCTAACCAAAATATATTTTTAGCACCTTTTACGTGCATTTTTTTGTATTCACTTGGTGTTCTAATGTCTAATAAAAAATAATCTTTTTTTTTTAAATAGTAGTTGTTATAAAAATCTAAAGGAGTTATGTAATTCCAGTTGTCTTTTGTATCGTTTAAAAATTGTCTGAGGTCTTTGACATTTACAAAACTGGTCATAGTATATTATGTAAATATTATTTATTCACTATTCATAAAAATTCTTCAATTATCATCGAATAAAATTCCTTTAATGACCATCCAATAGCAGATACTT